TATGAACCAGTAAAGACCGGCGCCCTTCGCCGCGAAGAAGGCGACATGCTTATTGACCAGCGTGTGATGGATGGTTTTGGTGTGAAGTTTTATGGCAATATGATGTGCCTCACTTATCACTCTGAAATTCAGCTTAAAGAGGTTTATGGTCCTGGTTTTGAGAGTGACATTGACCAGCGCATGACTGACATCTCCAAGTGGCTTAAGAAAGAATACAAACGTATTACTGGCGACTCTGTGACTCTTACTGTTGAAGGAGAGGTTGACATTCGTGCCGAAAACTCTTCCCGCGTACGCTCTTGGGTGACTGCGAAGAAGCACTTTAAGGTCGGCGGACTTGACGAGGCGATGAATGACGATAACTCTGGCAACAATGCGCCCGTTGAAAAGAGTTGGGAAACCTTCCTAGGCCAAGGCGGCTGGAACGGTACTGGCGGAAAGCGCCCTGATAACGACAGCCGCAAGAAGGATAAGGGCCCACAATCATAACAAACATAATGATGCATGAGTTTTCAACTAGACAAAAAACAAAAAGTAAAAGAGATATTAAAGTGCGGTAAGGATCCCGCTTATTTCTTAAAGACATACGCCCGTATATCCCATCCGATGCACGGGCTTATTTTATTTGATACCTATGATTTCCAAGATAGCCTGTTACAAGATTTTAATGATTATCGTTTTAATGTTATTTTAAAAGGGCGACAGCTTGGTATATCAACCGTTACCGCTGGTTATATCGTGTGGCTTATGTTGTTCCACCGCGATAAATCGATTCTTGTCATGGCGACCAAGTTTGCGACCGCAGGAAACCTTGTAAAGAAAGTAAAAGGTGTCATGCGTCACCTTCCCGATTGGTTGAGAATCTCGACTATTGATGTAGATAACCGTACATCCTTTGAGCTTTCCAATGGGTCAACTATCAAAGCTGCCTCAACCTCCGGCGATGCTGGTCGTTCGGAAGCTCTGTCACTTTTAGTGCTCGACGAGGCTGCTCACATTGAAGGGCTCGAAGAATTATGGACAGGTCTTTACCCAACGCTATCAACGGGTGGTCGATGCATCGCACTGTCGACTCCCAATGGTGTCGGAAACTGGTTTCATAAAACATGCACAGGCGCCGAAGCTAGCACCAACAATTTTCACTTAACTACACTCCCTTGGGATGTACACCCCGATCGCGATCACGAATGGTACAAGAAAGAAACTAGAAACATGTCCAAGAGACAGATCGCACAGGAGTTGGAATGCAGTTTCAATACTTCTGGCGAAACTGTTATCGACCCAGATGACATGGAATGGTTGCTGTCAAACGTACGCGAGCCCAAGTACCGCACTGGCTTTGACCGCAACTTCTGGATTTGGGAAGAATTTGATCCGTCATGCAACTACCTCATATCTGTTGATGTGTCGAGAGGTGATGGCGCCGATTTCTCAACATTTCACATTATTAAATTAGAGACTCTAGAAATCATCGGAGAATATCAGGGCAAGCTTACTCCCGATTTGTTTGCAACGATGTTAAATCAAGTTGGTCGAGAATTCGGAAATGCCATGATGGTGGTAGAGAACAATAATATCGGCTACACTGTTTTAGACAAACTAACAGAATATGCATATCCTAATATTTACTATTCTATTAAGTCAACTCACGAGTATGTGGAGCAACACATCGCAGAACATACAACATCTGCAATTGCTGGATTTACAACTTCTATGAAAACGCGCCCTTTGATTGTCGCGAAATTAGAGGAGTTTATAAGAAATAAACTAATTAAGGTATATTCATCGCGTACCGTGAATGAATTTAAGACGTTTATTTGGAGGGCCGGCAAGCCCCAAGCAATGAAAAGCTATAATGATGATTTAATCATGGCTTTAGCAATTGCTTGTTGGGTAAGAGATACGGCTATTCAGACAAACGCTCGCAATTTAAATTATCAAAAGGCCTTCGTTGATGCAATTTACACGGTTAAAACTACTATGAACACACAGATAAAAGGCCAAGATGGCTACAAACCCAATAATACAACTGATATAATGTCTGAAGCAAAGTCTTATTGGGACGAATATAAGTGGATTATAAAGTGAGGAATATAAACTAAATGGCACAACGAAATAGAAATCAAGGAAACAACCCGGCAAATAGGGATAATAATCTATTCAAGGCTCTTACGCGGTTGTTCTCTGGTCCGATTGTCAACTACCGTTCGCAGACCGGTAGACGCATACGCCGCCAGCATTTGGATAAGTTCTCCTCGCGCTTTAAAACTGCATCAGGGCAACAGTTCAAAAAGGCTCAATATAACCCGCTTGATACGATTGCATCAAACGCTATACAGAACCAGCGACGATCCGAACGCTATGTGGATTTCGATCAGATGGAATACATGCCAGAGATCGCCTCTACAATGGATATCTACGCAGACGAGATGACAACTTATTCAGAGTTGCGTCCGATGCTTAATGTAAAGTCTGGCAATGAAGAAATCAAGGCAGTCTTAACGACACTTTATGAGCAAATTCTTAATGTTCAGTATAACCTGTTCGGCTGGTCTCGTACGATGTGCAAATACGGTGACTTCTTTTTGTTTCTCGATATTGATGATAGCTTTGGCGTGAAGTCGGTCATCGCTCTCCCACCAATGGAAGTTGAAAGACTTGAAGGGCAAGACTCTACTAATCCCAATTACGTCCAATACCAGTGGAACTCTGCCGGTATGACTTTTGAAAATTGGCAGGTTGCACATTTCCGTATCCTTGGTAACGATAAATATGCCCCATATGGAACCTCCATTCTTGAACCTTCCCGTCGTATCTGGCGCCAGCTAACCCTGATGGAAGATGCTATGATGGCATATCGTGTTATCCGCTCGTCGGAACGACGCGTTTTTAAGATTGATGTCGGCGCAGTGCCGCCAAACGAGGTTGAGCAATTCATGCAAAAGACTGTATCGCAACTTAAGCGACATTCTGTTGTTGATGCCAAAACTGGACGCATTGACCTTCGCTACAATCCTATGTCTGTCGAGGAAGATTACTTTATCCCTGTTCGTGCAGGTTCTGTAACAGATATTCAGAATCTTGCTGGTGGGCAGAACACTACACAAATCGACGATATCAAGTATCTTAGAGATAAACTCTTCTCCGCTCTTAAGATTCCTCAATCTTATCTGGCGATGGGAGAAGGCGCCGCGGAAGATAAAGCCACATTGGCCCAAAAGGACATTCGTTTTGCGAGAACAGTACAGAGGCTACAGCGAGTTATTATTTCCGAGCTAGAAAAGATTGGCATCATTCATCTTTATACTCTTGGTTTCCGCGGAGATGACCTTCTGGGCTTCTCCTTATCTCTTAACAACCCATCGAAGATCGCAGAACTTCAAGAACTTGAGCATTGGAAGCAAAAGTTTGACATCGCCGGATCTGCAACAGAAGGCTATTTCTCGCGACGTTGGGTTGCCGAGCACATCTTTAATATGTCCAACGAAGAGTTCGTACGCAACCAACGCGAAATGTACTATGACCGTACTCATGATGCAGAGCTTCAGCAAGTGGCGGAAGCGGCTGCAGCAGCAGGAGGCGGCGGACTCGGTGGAGATCTCGGCGGTGACCTTGGTGGCGACCTTGGTGGCGACCTTGGCGGAGATCTTGGCGGCGACCTAGGCGGTGACCTTGGTGGTGGACCTGAAGAAATACCCGCCGGCGATGCGGCAGCAGGCGATGCCGCGGCAGAATCGGCCCTATTGGCGGTACCGCCAGGCTCCCGCGACGTTCGTACTTATAAAGGCGGAGCCACATATCGCCCTGTCAAGACGGACAAACGTCCAGCCGGCGCAAGACGGCGCTCTATAGCCGCAGCCGGCTCTAAAGAAAAGAGTAGTTCAACACACCGAAACACTTTTCCAGGCATGACAGATATCAACACTCTAACAGGAATGCATGGTTTAGCAAGTCTTTATGAGCAAGATCAATCTATTTATAAGTTGAAAGAGAAATCAGAAGAGGATAAATTATTTGAACTCAATGATTCTATTCGATCTTTGATCGAGGGTCTTGAAGAAAAAGAAATATTAACGGAGCAACAAGATGAAGATAAAACACAACAAAAAGCGTAATACGGCATTCGTGTTTGAAGCACTTATACGCGAAGCGACAGTGGCAATTATAAAAGAGAGCCATGGCACTAAAGAAAAAGTTGTTTCGATTATTAAAAAGCATTTTGTTCCTGGTTCTGTATTATACAAAGATCTCCAAAATTATAGGTCTCTGTATGAGAACCAAAGCCTCCCAAGGGACATAGCGGAGAAGATCGTAAAAGAAGCAAAACTCGCTAGCCGTTTGTTAGATACGGAAGGCTTGTTTTTAAGCCAAAGTGATCTTATCGCGGATGTTAACAAAGAATTAACGCCAGAAGTCTTTAATAATTTCGTTCCCAATTATAAAACTTTAGCATCTATCGCACAAATGTTCTCCGATAAGCCATCACCCAAAAGCACAGTTATTCTTGAAAATAATATTATCGAAAACATGACACTATCAGAGACCAAGCAAGAAACGATGGAGCCTATCGACAATTTGATTATGACCTCCTTTGTTAAGAGGTTCAATGAGAAATATAAGGATGAGTTATTAGAGAATCAGAAGGCTCTCTTGAACCACTACATCACTTCCTTTGCCGATAACGGAATACAGCTTAAGACGTTTTTAAATACAGAAATTACTTCTTTGAAAGAAGCCCTTGTCTCGTCTTTGGAAGGTAAAGACTTCGTTGGCGACGAAGGATTGACGTCAAAGACAAAGCAGGTGATTGAAAAACTAGACGGCTATCGCGCCAGCGGGATAGAAGAAAAAGTCATATTTTCTATATTAAAGACTCAAGCGCTCGTAAAGGAAATTAATAACAATGGCGATTAAGATCACAATTAAGAAAGGAGAGAAGTCTTCAATAGTCACACTGGAGATGAATGTCCGTAAGGCTCTTAATGGAGATCTAATGATTTTCGATCATGGAGATATCGATATAGTTCTATCTCCTACTACGAACAAGATTCTTGCTTTTCCAAAAGAATCTTTAAACGATTTAGTGTATGGAGCGCAAAACAGATTGTTTACGTATCTATATAAGCGCGGAGTCGTCTTGCCGGAATCTATTCAGACGGGCGCTTTCTTTGGCGCATTGGTGGCAGACCTACAAACCCCCTTTAAAGAGGGGATTGAATCTGCTCAATTGGCCCTCGTAAACATTTCTAGCTTTATTGATGAAGAACGACCATACTTTGAGGCCACCGAGGCCATCGTCGCCATGGACGATGAGGCGTTAACTCACCCAGACAAGACAGACTCCACGGAGCTTGGAGAGGTGCCTCAACGCGATGAGCAAGGATCTATCCGCCCTGGATTTATAAGAAGCCCATATGCGCTAAATTATCTGTATACAGTATAGGAACCTCTTATGTCTGAAATGAAATTGATAACGGAAAATTGGCGAGGATACCTGAACGAGACGGCGCAGGAGCCAACTGTTGCTGAATTTTTGCAAACTTTTGCCAAACAGGATCCAAAGAGTTTTATGAATATTTTAAAAGTTGGTGCCAGACAAGTTGCATCAATTGCTGGGGGCGCCCTTGTGGCGACGGCAGCCGGAACAGCTGTTGGTGCTGCTACAGGCGGCGCCGGCGGCATCGGTGGTGCTGCTTTAGGATATGCCGCCGGCTCAAAACTGGCCGAAGAGGGGTTAAATCGGATATTTGGAAGGGTTGCAGAAAAAAGTACGGAATTAGCAAGATTTATGGCCGAGATGGCCAAACGGCAAGTGGATGATGGTGAGCGCGCCGGCATTGATAACTATTACGATATTGATGATGAATTTGAGACCCTTATTGGTGGAATGGATTCCGATTTGGGAGAGGTCTTTACTGAAGTTTTATTTAATATTTATAGAAAAGCCTTCGCCAATATTGATAAAGTCGCGGACGGGAATAAACCACTCTCCGATTATTTGGCAGCAACTGCCAACGACCAGTTTACAAGATTTATAAGAAAGAAAGATGTATCAGGAGTTGGTTTAAGTGTACAAAAGCCGAGTAAGTCCTCGCTAGTACCGAAATAAAATTATATGGAACTACTAACATTTATATTGGCAGCCTATGGGCTCACACAAATCCTAGTCTTCAGTGAGCACCCTGTTCTTAAAAAATTAAGACCAGCGAAAGACTCACTTAGAGGATATGGAAAGTTATTTAATTGCCCAATGTGCATGGGATTTCATGTTGGTTGGTTTTTGATGTTACTTTCTCCATACACCGAACTATTTAATTTTGACGTTAGTGTCGCTAATTTCTTTATTCTCGGCTGGTTATCCTCTGGAACATCTTATGTTTTGAATATGATCTTTGGAGACACAGGAATACAACACTCACCTAAAATGGAGATTTCAAATGAACGACACGTGGATTAGAAAGTGGATGCTTCAACCGGTCAGGCTTTGCAAATCAGGCTGTTGACTCACGCGGGTCACGCCCGCATTTTTTATTAAGGATTAAACAATGAGTAAAGTATTATTACGAGAATATTATGAACTATGCGAAGGCGGCGTTTGTCAAGATCTTCTCACCGAAGACGAAAAGAAATTTGTGACAGAAGGCGGCATGATTTTATCTGGTATCATGCAGATGGCCGAGACTGTCAACGGTAACGGTCGCATGTACCCCTCTTCAGTTTTGATGAAAGAGGTAAAGAATTATCAAAAACTCGTACAAGAACGCCGTGCCCTAGGCGAGCTTGATCATCCTGATGATTCCGTAATCAATCTTAAGAACGCATCTCATATTGTAACATCTTGCTGGATGGAAGACAAGAAGGTGATGGGTAAGATCAAAGTACTTGAAACCCCTTCTGGCAAGATTCTAAGGTCTCTCGTTGAGGGTGGTTGTGCTATCGGAATCTCTTCGAGAGGAATGGGATCAGTAACAGAGAGCAATGGGCAGACTATCGTAGAAGACGACTTCCAGTTGATTTGCTTTGATGTGGTATCGGAGCCTTCGACTCCTGGCGCATTTATGATGAAAGAAGCCAAAGAATATAAGAACGAAGTATTTACCAAGTCCGACCGCATTTATCGTTTGTTAAATGAGGTCCTAGACGATGAGTGATGAGGCTAACCAGTTTCACGACGATTGGAATGAGTTCTTAAACGAAGAAGAGCGCCTCCAAGAGCTTGGTCTTGGAAATCTCGGTATAGGCAGCAGCAGCCTAGCCAAGGCCAAGCGCCAAGCTTTTGGCA